CTGAAACAAGTTGTAACGCGGTAACTGTATATTTTGACGGCTAGGAGGTTAAATGGCTAACACTACCTCTGGAACAGCAACATTCGATAAAACTTTTTCTATTGATGAAATAGTAGAAGAGGCTTTTGAACGTATTGGTTTACAAAATGTTGCAGGGTATCAACTTAAATCTGCAAGAAGATCTTTAAATATTCTTTTTCAAGAGTGGGGAAATAGAGGAATTCACTATTGGGAGATAGAAGAAACTAACCTTGACTTAATAGAGGGTCAATCAGACTATGATTTTTTTAGATCTTCAGGAGATGGAACTAGCGCAACGACCACTCCATCAAATGGCATTTATGGAATGTCCGATGTTCTTGAAGCACAATTAAGATCTAATAGAACTCAAACCACACAATCAGATTCACCAATGACAAAAGTAGATAGATCTACTTATGCAGGTTTTTCCAATAAGTTATCTAAGGGAACACCTAATCAATATTGGGTAGAGAGATTTATTGATAAAGTTAGGATACACGTTTACCCTACACCTGATTCTACAAATGCATCTAAAGATATGCATTTTTATTTTATAAAAAGAATTCAAGACGTTGGAGACTATACTAACGCAACAGACCTTCCATTTAGATTTGTTCCTTGTATGGTATCAGGACTTGCATTTTATCTTGCACAAAAATATCAACCACAATTAGTCCAACAAACAAAATTATATTATGAAGATGAATTAGCAAGAGCCTTAGCTGAAGATGGTTCTGCAGCGAGCACACATATAACACCTAAAACTTATTACCCAGGAACATAATGGCAAAATACGCAACAGGTAAATACGCAAAAGCAATATCAGATAGATCTGGTATGGAGTTTCCATATAGAGAAATGCTTAGAGAATGGAACGGATCATTGGTCCATGTTTCAGAATACGAAGCTAAACAACCACAGCTAGAGCCTAAACCACATGGTGCAGATGGTATTGCATTAAGAAATGTTAGAACAGATAGAGTAGAACCAGCTGTAGCAGTTTTATTAGGAAACAATCCTTTTGCTACAACTGCATCATCAGCGACGGTTACAGTAACTGAAAATAGTCATGGAAGATCTAATAGTGACACCGTAAGATTTAGAAATGTTCAAGGAAGTCCAGGAGGAGTAGAATTTACAACATTTGAAAATGCTTCAGGATTTAGTATAACTGTGGTAAACTCAAATAGTTACACTTTTAATTTAGGGACAACCGCAAGTGTAACAGAAGAAGGAGGAGGACCAACTGTGTCTGCAGGACCAGTTACAATAACGCCATGATTAATAAAATTTTAAATTGGATAAAAAATATTTTTAAACCTGAAAAACAAGATCCTCATCTTGTTTTGTATGAAGAAGTACAAAAACCTAAACCAGAACACTGTGCAACACATTTAAGATTTAAAAAAAGTTGTAAAGCTTGTCAGGAGATAGTAGCATAATGGCAGGATTAAGTGCATCAGGATTAAAGACACAGATTAGAAGTTATACGGAAACAGATTCTAATGTACTATCAGATTCTGTTTTAGAAAATATAATATTGAATGCACAATATAGAATTTTTAGAGATGTACCAATTGATGCAGATAGAAAACAACAAACAGGAAATTTAGTGGTGGGTCAAGAAACAATTAATGCTCCAGCAGGAGCAGTTTTTATTAGAGCTTTACAAGTTTATGACTCTACTTCTGCTACTACAGGTGCAAATGTATTTTTAGAGAAAAAAGATATTTCATATTTACAAGAGTATGTTCCATCAACTGAATCTGCTAAAAGAGGACAACCTAAATATTACGCTATGTTTGGTGGTGCAACAGGAGAGTCTGATACTACTTCTGGAAGAATGATGTTTGCT